CATCTGCATTTTCTGTGCTTCTGCTTGCATCTTGGCTTGCTCGATCTGCATCTGCATTTCCATCTTCTGCTGTTCAGGGCTAGGTGGCTTGGGTTGTCCTTCTGCCATCTTCGCTTGCTCACGGAACTTGTCAGCGGTTTCGTCAATCATGCCCTCTAAGCCTTTACCAGCCTTAAATGCGGTGACACCAAACTTCAGCATCTCGACCAACATAGGGGTAAGTTCAGGTGTCATTTGTGCCGCTGGTACTGCTTGTGATAAGAACCCACTCATAGCGGATAGGAACTCTAGACGGTCAGCCTTTTCCTGCTGTTCGTCTTGGAATATCATCGAGTCGCTGGTCACCTCAACACGGAAGTTTTTAGCGGATTCGTTACGCAATAAGGCTAAAGCTTGTGGGATTAATTGCTGATCCTGTGGGCTTAGTTGCATTGCACCACTGATCTTGACGATGGTGTCATCGGTAAAGTGGTTGCAAATAATCTGCGCCTTGATGCTCAAGAGTTCGGTAGCAAAGTCTACGACAGCGTGTTGCATGGTCTTTAATCGACCTGCCGCATTGTTGGACTTGATAATCTGTGCGCCAAGGGTTTCGCTTGGGTCTGTCTGTCCACGCTGAATATCAGCGATACCCATAATCTCGTAGATTTGACCCTTAACCTGATCCATTGCCTGATACGACATCTGCAAGGCATTGGCGATAGGTGCAATATCCACAAGGTTAATAGCCCCCATCATTCCACCCTTCTCACTGAAGGCGGCATAGTTCTTGACAGGTATCAGGGTATTGTTCTCACCCTCGGAGAACAGGCGGGCAAGGCTAGGTTCGGATGCGTCATATACACCCCGTACTTTTAGGGCGTTAATGAAGCCATCTATACGATCAGCAAGCGTGTCTAACTGCTTGGCTTGGTCTTGGTATAGAACAAAGTCAGGGATTGGTTCTAGCTTGTCTGTAGTCAGTGTGGCATACAGTGGTTTTGGGCAGGGCCAAAAGTTCTCAAGCTTTAGCGGGTCAGGGCGGGTATCAAGTATCTTACCTAGTGACTTAGAAATCCAAAGCACCTCGCCCGATGTCTTATCCCATATCTCATAGATGACGGCTTCAAACGCACCCTCACCCATCTTCTCGTTGAAAGTTTTAGAAGTTTCAGGTTTTGTGTCTAGGGGTATCTTACCGCCCAGTTCCTCACCGAAACGCTCGACCAACGCTGGTCGGGTCATGTAAACCTTACGCCATACAGCGGTTACTTCTTCCCATGTACGGGCAATGGTATGTCCAAAGTCACGCCAATAAACATAGTCAACAGGCGCACATTCGTACTCGATGCGTTCCTGATCCTCACGGTAAATACCACCTTCGGTTTCAGCTTCGTCTGTATCCTCGGTAACCTGTAGCCCATCTTCGGGCATACCTTCAGCCATACCGCCAGCTTCACCAGCAATATGCGGTTCGTAGCGTACCCACGATGTACCACGCCCACCCAGTAAGCGGTCTAAGACCGACTGACTCATAGCAGACTTGTAGTCACCGTAATGGGTAATTTCATAGTCCAATGCCCGTTCAAGCATCATCGATGCCACCCGTGCCACTGGGTCGTTATCTCTAAACCTACGGCTTACATCGGGTCTTGGTAGACGGGCAAAGATAGCTGGGGTAATCGTTTGGACATTTGACCAAAGGATATTGAATCGGGCGTTAGGGTTATTCCTAGTACGGCTGTCATCACGATACCGCTTGATGATGCGGTCTGTACGGGATTCCCATTCCTTGTACGCTCTTTCGTACCCTGCAATGGTGTTATACCAATCTTCGTAGGTGTGATCCATGTTTATATCCTGCGGTATGTTTGTTTAGGTGTTTGCTTCCATAGTTCGTCAAGGGTCACTTCGTTTTCCCCGACAGATACGCCTTTAATCCTTGTATCTTTGAGGATAGGGCTATCTTCATCCTTCCAAACGATTGATAAATAGCGCATCGCATCGCTAGAGTGTGATGTCCAATCGTGCTTCGGGCGATCTCTAAATACTTTCTTATCATCATCCCACTCCCTTTGGTATTGGCGCAAACATTCAATTAGTTCGTCACACTTATTATCGAACCAAGCACGGGTTAATGCAAGTCTTGTAGCTTGTATTCCATCCTGAAGTGATAGGTTTGGAACAATTTTTAGCTTGTTTATGTCAATTTTTGTCGCAATTTGTTCGATTATGCTTTTGCCACCACTCGCCAAGGTTTTAGCCCTAGCGTCATGGGGCAGGTAATGATAGCCGTACTTGTACCCGTACTCATCCTCTTTTTGCGCTAGTAGTCCAAGGTAGTAGGGGATGGCTTGACCGTTAGACATATGGTGGTCTAGCACCCGTATCTCACCGTATACGACCTGAAACCAAATCACAGCCGTGGAATCATTAAAGCCTAAGTCCCAAACGGTATGGCATGGGAACATTGGGTCATAGTCCACTGTGGTGATGCGCTCAAGGTCTGTAATCCTACGCATCTCTTGACCGTAGTATGCGCCCAGTATTGCGGCTTCAAAGCTACAAAGAAACTCTTGCTCGTACTGGTTAGCTGACATTGAAGCTTGGGCGTCTGTCAGTTCTTCCTGCGCCAATAAGCCTGACTGATCTGCTCGTAGCGTTTTGGTATACCACCTGTCATTGTTTTGGGCTTCCCTATATATGTCGTAAAAGGCGTTATGTCCACGGGGTGTACCGATAAATACAGCCCAGCCAAGGCGATCAGCCAATAACGGTCTAATAATCTCACCCCAAACACGGGGTTTCATGTCGGCCATCTCATCCAACACGATGCCATCGCAGTAATTTCCTCGGAGATTGTCAGGCGCATCTGCACCAAATAGCCTTATCCGTGCGCCATTATGTAGTTCTACCCATAACTCTGACTGGTTGGCTTTAGCCATAGCAGGTTCAGAGAAGCGTAATAAGTAGTCCCAAGCCACTGATTTGGCCTGACTGTAAAACGGGCAAAGGTAAAAGTATCTGCCGTCAGGTTTGTTTTCTTTAATTGCCCTGCGGATTAAGTCATTGATACTGGCTACCGTCTTACCTGCCCTTCGATGGCAGACCAATACAGCCCAGCGTTGTGTTCTCTTATGAAACTCTTTAAACGCTTCCCGTGCTTTGTACTCAAACTCAATAACGACTTCTTCAGTCATCTTTCCACTTATAGATGTGGACTACGGGTTTGGTTTCATCGCCTACCTGCTCAACACGGGCTAATTTAGGTACATGGTACTCAGCTACCTGCATGAAGCAATCAAAGGCTACTTTAGGGCCAAGCTTTTCATTCATAGCGATCTCATCAAGCCATTCTTGAAGCTTGTGGCTATTACCATCAACGAACCGTGCAATCGCCTCTCTAGCGAGGGCTGTTGACTTATTAGGCACACCCTTAGGTCTACCGTTTCTATTTAAATTTCCGTCAGTTTTCGATACTTTGTCGGACATACCTTACCCAAGTAGTTGATTAAGATAAGTTAATTCTACTACTATTTGACTTCTTTATCCATGTCTTTCAGTTTGTTGGCAAGAATAGCCCTGCGCTCTAAGCGCAATCGTTGCTGTTTCTCCAGCGTGGATTCTTTATGGGGTTGTAGTAAGCTGTTTTCGGGCTTAACCTTTTCTTTTTTAAACATCACATATCCTTCATCTTAGAAGCAATCATCTCTCTGCGTGTAGGTTTAGCAGTCTTAGCAGATTCTTTAAAGTCTTTAGCGGATGGTGCGCCTTCGCTACCTGCCTTACGCATCTTTTCGCCTGATCCAGCCTTGATGCGCTCACGCTTGGCGTGAATGTTTGCGTATAGTCCTTGTTTAGCCACAGTTCCATCTCCTCATGCTTGCTTTTGCTCGTTCAGCGTTCTTGCTCTTAGCGACTACACCACCCATACGGGCGCAAAATGATGCCTTTCTGCCTTTGTCTGCCTCAGTCTTGGGGTTAGGTGCTGGGGCTTTCAGGTTAGCGTTGTTCTTACGGTTATACGCTTCACGCCCTTTGGCGGTCATCCCTGCGCCCTGCTCTGTAGGCAGGTAATTCTTATCCTTGCCCGTTGTTGTCTTAGGAATGGGTTTATCGTGCTTTTCTACTGCCGCACGAATGTCATCCCTACGACTCATGCCTTTTCCTCAATGTACTTAGCGTAGGCATCCTCTAGCTTTGCCTTACGGCTACCTTTGGCGTTTTCCCGTTGTACTGACAGAGCAATCGCTAGACTTTGTTTCTTAGACTTGCCTGATTGACGCTCTTTCTCGTAATTTTTACCGACTGCTTCGTCACTGCCTGATTTCATTAATGGCATTATCTAGTCCTCATTAAGTCTTGCATCTGTTTGGCGGCTTCTTCTAATTGGCTTTTACGGCTTTTATTAGTGGTTGGCATTGGCACGGGTTGCATATTTGCAATAGGGTTATTAGGATCAGCAATCCTTGTGCCTGTCATTGGTACTGGTGGCACATTTGAGTATGGATTGTTTAAATCAACGCCACCAAAACTCGGCATTGGAATTGGTTGCATATTTTCTAGTTCTTGCGGTGTTTATAATTTGGCATAAATATCCTTAATCAAATTGTTTGCGATACATTAGCGATACACCGCCTTGACCCATCGGCTGACCCATAAACTGTGATTTATTGGGGTAATACCCTAAAGTCAAGCGTTGGTCGGGTGTTCCATAACTTAGGTCTACAGAATTAACCGTAGCTGGAATGTTAAAGCGATTATCCGCAAAACTTGTCCCTGTTGCGCCAACGCCCAAAGTGCTGTTATCTCCTACAGGAAAGTTATAACCTAACCTGCCTTGCATTAAAGTACCAGCTTTACCAATATCCATAGCCCGACCACCAACCTCTAAATTTCTTAGAATCTGCGCCAATTTATTGGCTTGCTGGTAATCGGCTTTTTTGTCCATTATTTCAAGAACTTAAGTTTGTAAGCGGTGGTGTTAATGAGGTCTGCGATCTCATCAATAATGTTCTGTAGTTCGCTGTCTTGGGGTAAGTCTTGGCGGGCTTCCTTGACAAAGTTCTGCAAGGATTCCATGTAGCGTACTGGGTCTTTAGGCTGGTGGTACACGCTTGGGAAGCTGGTGAACTTACCGTACTTACCCATGTAAGACTCGGCAAAGGTGTC